AGATTTAGCAGTTTTTTTTGCTTGATCAGAGTTAGCAGCTCTTTTTGCTCTTTTTTCAGAGTTTTCTAAATATTTAGAAAGATTGAAAGCTTTTTTTGGCTTTTGGTTAGGCCATTCTTGATAATAAAAATCTGCTTTAGCTTCTTTCACTGGTTTCATAGGAGGAACAGCCGTATCTTGTTGATCAGGGCCTCCAGGTGCAGATTGACCTTGTTGCATATTATCGCTTTGAACTGATTCAGCAATTTGATCCAATGCATCTTTAAGATTTTGCAGCGTTGATAGAGCATCTGTTCCTAGATCTTGATCATCATCCAATTCATCATGGATCTGTGCAGCCTGCATAGCAATAGATTCCAAAATTTCTTTAATTGGATTTTTAGTTGGATTTGATGAATTTGACTCAGGACTTTGATTGGTTACAGGAGAATCACCTGGACCAGGAGCGTGACCACCAAAGCCCGGATTATCAGAAGATGCAGCCTGAGAATCCTCTTTAAGACCTGTAAATTTCTTGGCTTTTGCAGCGGCAGCCGTGGCAGCATTTGAAGCCGGCTTTCCACCAGGAACTTCCTTACCGACATGTTGTTCTGCCTTTTTGACATTTGTAGCATTAAACACATCATCACCGTTACCATTTCTGTCGGTGTGCTTTTTGATGATATGCTGCTTCCAAAAGCGTTTTTCGCCTTCTGGTTTAGGCTCATAATAAAGCTTTGTTGGATCTTCTACTTCATGAATATTATTCGGCATTATTGAATTCCTTAGAAAAAGCATTTCCTAAATGGTGTTTACGCACTTCTAAAGCATCATTGACTTTAGATGCCATGATTTCATCTACAGCCTTTTGCAATTCGGTTGGGTTACGATCCATAATAAAATCTACGATATTATCTGTAGTATAGGGCATCAAAGAATCTCCTTTTTATTATATTTATTGGTAGAAATTATCAGGAAGTCTTTCTGGAGACTTTCTAGTAAAAGGTCCATTCTTTCCTTGTACAATTTCACCTTGCAGAGGAACAGTAGAAGAGCTTCCTGAGCTTTCAGCCTCTGGATTTGGTTGTGATTGATCTTCTGCAGAACCGCTTGTAGCCTCTTGTCCAGGATCCCCATTTGGATCTTGCATCATGCTAGGTGGAGGGGGTTCCTGTGAAATTTCCAAATTCATTTGAGCAATGTCTTCATCAGATTGCTTAAGCACATTCTTTTTAATCCATTCTCTAGAATAGAAAATTCCAATATAGGGCTCAATTTGAGCAAGAGTTGATAGTCTTTCTCTTAGAATTTCAGCATCCTTTAACTCAGAGAAATAGTTATCAGTATGAAAGTTGAAATGAATTTTATTCTTGAATTGGGCCCAATCAGAAGACGTGATAATTCCCTTAAGAATCAGTTGCTTTTCCAAAATTTGTAAAAACATTTGAGAAAATCTTAAGCGAAGCCTATTGATAAATTTCTGAAACTTGAGTTCATCCTGTGTGATTTCTGTAGAACGACCCATGTTAAACCCGGTTGTTTCAGGATCAATTCTGGACATTGGAACAGAAAGAGATTTGTACAGCTTCTTTTGGAAATATTGTACGTCTGCCATTTCACCCAGATTTTGTCCTGAAGGAAGGGTTGAAATTTCTGTTCCCTTATTTCCATCTCTACGAGCTAACCAATAATCTTCCATCATAGTATTCTTGGTATAAACACCAATATCTAGGAGATATGTATGATTGCTATGATAAGTTTCATTCTTATCAATTGTAATACATCCAACATCCATAGTTTCTTCTAGAAATTCTACTGAAACAACTTTATGATTTACCAAAATTTCAGCTGAATATCCTTTTGATCCGTATTTACCTTTAATATTTGATCTATTTAGATCACGCTCTCTGCAGAATGCGCTAAGATTTTCTACTATTTCATATGATCCATCTGGCTTTAAAATATTCCAGGTTTTTGCAAATGAAACTCTTCCAGTTCTAGCATTAGATATGGCAGCATAATGTTCATCTGATCCTTTAGTTGAGCCCACTCTAATTTTACCTGAATTTGTTCTAATGCGAGTGTCGCAAGATTTTCTAAGCTCTGCATATCCAGCAAAGCCTAAATTTTTACTCACTCTGTTGAGATCTTTTGCTGTAAATGTAGTAGAAGAACACACGAGTCTATTTTTAGGATTTCTATCAGAATTTGAATTTATCCAAGCAGACAGATCTAATTTATTAATATATTTTAGAGCTAGATCTACCGAATATAGATTTGTAGCAGCTTCTTTAACAGCATTAATAACATCCAGCGTGTATACAATAGATTGGATATCATGATGATATTCAATGTGATCTTTATGATTCATGTACACTAGATTTCTAGGTGAATTATTATTTCGATTAAAATCTAAATGATGAATAATAGTTTTTTTATCATCAATATATTTTGATGAATACAACATCTCTTCTTTGAAATTATTTTCATTTTTCCATGCTGAAACCAATCTATGTGTATATTCCCATGTTCCAGTTTCATTTTGATATAATTGCTCATATAGAGCACCGCCTGGAGTAATCTCCTTTGAACGGCGATATCCTGGAATTAGCGATTCACCTACGGTTAAATATTGAGCTTCAACCATTCCCTTGTTCCAAACAGGGAATTTATGATCAGGAGTACAGATTACTGATTTTCCATTGTCTAGAGTTACCTTAACAACAGAACTATTTTTCTTAGTAATTCCCGCCCATGAAACTGGCCCTGGAGAAAACTTCCCTGTTTCAGGATCACATGAATATACCCAGTTTTCTTTACCCTGCTCGTATTCAGAAATCAAATTTTCTAAAGTTAGCGTTCTTCCATCCAGAAGAGGAATTTTTGTATCTAAAGCAAAACACATAAATTTGCGATCATCTTTTACATCGCCTGTGACAGCGTCATAAACAAGTCGATTCTTATGCTTATTCATCATATCTTTAATATATTGCTCAGCTTTCATTTTAGGAAGATTTCCTACATCGATGTAGAAAATTCTTCTTTCTGGTGCTCTAGAAATTCTATAGATTACTGTAGAATCTTCTAACATTCTGAGTTGATTTAGAGGTTTAATTGCTTTATGCAAATAACTCAAAACAAGTTTATTGTCTTTATCCATCAATCCAGATGTGATATGAATTATGGAATCCTTTGTAATCTTTAATCCTTGATTGTCCATTCCTGTAGGAGAATTTCCTTTGAATGAACGCTCAGTGTACATGAAAAATTCATCTGTAGTAACATTCACAAACACGTTACCACGACGCTCGCGTTTCATGTTTCTAACTTTTCTCATTTTTCTTGGATCAATATAACGAAGTTCTACGATACCCTTTCTAGGATTAGAATCGTCGATAATAACATGATAGAATATTCTACCATCAATATACCAGCGTCTAAAAATTTCATATCCATAATTGTTGAAATCTAGTAGATTGGTAACGTTATTCCACTCATCTATAATGAGATCTTTAATAGAATCAGAAATTTCTAGATTATCTAGATTGATATCTACAATTTCTTTATTTTCATCTTTAACAATTACTTCATCTACAATTTCATTGATTGCAGATTCACATTCAGGTTGAATAGACATTTCTCTGTATTTAGACACGAGATCTGCTTCTGTTTTTGCAGATCCTTCTAAATCTAGATATGTGCCATAAGATCCACCTGCAGATACAACAAGAGCTCCATCGTCTGACTCAACAGGAGCAAACGATGGAGTTGTACTCATTTCAATTTCATCTGGGGATTTTCTCTTTATTTCGAATCCGAAAAGTTGAAAACCTGATTTTGATTCAGCCATAAAAAACTCCTAATAACAAAGCGATAAAATTATTTATCCTTGGTTTCCAGGAGTTCCTGTAACACCTGCGGCGTCAACTACCCAGTTGTCATATTCAAATGTTACACCAAATTCTTCGATAGAATCAACGTCACCCCATCCTAGAGAAATTTCTGATACAGCACGAGGGAACAACCCTTCAAACTTGTATACTCTTAAAACATCTCCAGTTTTTGAATATTGTGTCACAGTAGCGTTAGCTTTATATGATAAATTGGCTGCACTTCCTAGACGAATATTACCACGCATATTGTTGATAGCATTTGACCAAGCTTCTAGAGCATTTTTAATCTTGAAGTCTTCATCGTTGATAACAACAACAGACCATGGATCAAACGTTCTATCACCAGCTAGTTTAAGGGTTCGTCCCATATAGGGAACACCAATCAAACCCAAGTTAGATGCTGGCAATGATGCAGATCGAGTTAAAAATGGCACCTTTTGTAGATCTAAACCAATTCCAATTTGAGGTGGTGCAGTAATTTGAACTTGGAAGAGCGTATTTCTCGCTCCCCCAAATGGTAGATTTGCTTTAAATGCAGTTAAGCTAAAATTCTTATTAGGCATCAAATTTCTCCTTTAAAAGTGTTCATGTTAGACTAAGTTAACGATTTCAGAGAACTCAACACCAGAACGAACTGCAACAAAGTTAAGACTGATGTAGTTAATTGAGCGATTTGGTTTGATGTAGATATCGCCAACGAACTGATTTGCATCGATAACTTGTTGTGTGTTGTTTGTAGAGTCACAAACAATATAGAAATCTGTGATACCACGACGTCCTTGAACATCTCTCAAATATGGTTCAATCATGTTAACAAATTGAGCACGAGTAAAGTCGTCATTGAACTCAAATAGCATTGATTTTGCCGCATTAGAGATTGCTTTTTCTAGAACGATAAACAATCTACGCACGTTGATACGATCAAAAGCTGAAGATCTACCAAGAAGAGTTTTATCTCCATATAGGATTGTTCCTTGGCTTGGGAATGTTACAACAGGGTTGATATCATTCTTATAAAGAAGATCGCGTTGAGCTTGTCCTGGATTTAGAGCTAGCTTTACAACATTCTTGATTTGACCGCGCTGAGCTCCAGCTGGAGAGAACCAAGGATCGCGGGCAGAATCTGTATATGCACAAGTTCCTGCAATATCACCGTTTAGAGGTACCCAACGAAGCTTATCGTTATACTTATCATATTGATATTTGTAACCAGAATCTAGAACAGCATATGATGAAGCAATTGCTAAGTTAGATCTGAATGCTAGCATGCTTGTTACAGGATCGATGTTTGTAGCATCAGGTTTAGCAGGAGATACGAATACAACGCAATCTTTTCTATATTCACCGATGTTGCTAATGATATAGTTAGCAAGAGATGAATAGTTAACAACTGAGCTAGATGGAGCTGTTGTTTCTGCAGTCACACCGCGAGCTTTACCAGTCAAGACTAGAGAAATGTCAATATCTTGAACGTTTTTATAAAGATCATAGCCGCTTGTTAGAGAAGTTAGAGAACAGTTTGATTCACCGTTACCATCTCCACCACCGTTAAATGTGAATGAATATGGGAATACTGTTGTTGCAGATGTTAATGAACCAGAGTTTGCTGAAGCGGCGCCAGTACGGTCTGCACCAGCATAGATATATTTTGATGCAGTGTTAAGAACTGTTTTGTAATAATTACTTGAACCTTGATCTGTCTTAGCATCTGTAGCTCTTGATAGACCTTTAAAGACTTCTAGAACAGTTCCAGGTGCACCTGTGAATACACCACCTTGGTCGACCACAACAACATGAAGTTCATCATTTGCTGTTAGATTGTTTTTAGCCATCCAGTTTGAAGAACCTGGAGCTTTATCCACCTGAGAATAATATTCCCAACGTGATGGAATTGCTGTTTGAAGGACGTTTGCAGGAAGAACAACAGGTGAATTGAAACGAACTGTTGCTGTTGATGTATATGATCCAGAGTTTGCAACTTCTGTGTTAGAAGGTGTAACGCCTGTAATTTTAACAGTCTGGAATCCTACTGTTGAGTTACCGACATCAATCAAATCACCAACAGACAACCAAGAAACAACGTTTTGGGTTGCTGTGTTAGCTAAACCTAGGGTGTTTGCAACAAGAGATAATGTTGCTACGTTAGAACCGGAGTTTGATTGAAGTGTAATAGATGTAACGTTGGTATACGTACCTTGCAATAGGGATGTGTTAACTGTTTGCTCATATGCAGCAGCTGAATCACAAACTGAAATTTTCAAGCTGTTTCCACCGGCTCCAGGATAACGGGCCAGATATGTAACGTTTGATTGTAATGTGGTGTTTGCGAAATCATCATCATTTTTAACGGCAAATCCGGTAACAGCACCAGTGTTTGCATATGCGTTGTTGGCGCCATCAATAACACGAGTCACATATAGGCTGTTTCCATAAGATAGGAAATTTGCTGCAGTGAAAAATGTTTCGAAGTTATTGTCTGTTGGTTTGCCGAAAGTGTTAACAAGAGTAACGTCGCTATCAACTAGAGTTCGAACTCCAACAGGGCCCCATGTGAAAATTCCGGCGAAAGCACCAGTGGTAGTTGAAACGTTTGGAACAACTGTTGTTAAATCGATTTCAGATGTTGCAACGCCTGGTGATACTAAATTTGGCATTTTTCTTTCTCCTTCATATAAGAAATCATGAACATAGTTCTATTGTATTTATAAAAAAGAAGATTAGAGAGAAATGTATTACCAGTTTAAGCTATAGAAATCATTAGACTCTTCTTCAAAGTCATTTCCATCATCAATAATAAATGGTGATAAATGAGCATCAATAAGCTCAGATTGATCTTGTGATAAACGATATCTTACATCAGTGTCTGTTAATTCTTTAAAATATGGTTGGTTAACCATCCATGCAAAGAGAACACAACACATTACCAAATCATCATGATAGCCTTCTTCAGCTTCATATGAATTTTTTACAGCAATGAATCTAGACAATTCAAAAATAAGATCGACATCACATAAAATAAGCTTATCTGATTCCACCAGATTTTTAAAATTTGAACAACCAATTCTCTTCACTGAAGTTGTTGTTCTTACACCTAGTTGCGGTTTAGTTTTACCAAAGCCTTGACCAATTTTCTGCCCGGCCTTTCCTTTCGTTTGGGTGAAAATAACGCCTTCATATTCTAGATCAAAATGGAGTATGTCTGCAACTTGCTGGCCAATATCATTAATTTCAACTAAGACTAAAGAATCATTATAATATGTTCCAACCTGATGAATCACATTTGGATAAACAAGAACTGGAATCTCGTCTGATCTAAACTTAGCCACCATCTTATACGGAATTTCTGTGATATCAAATACAATGAAAGCTGAATAATCGATTCCGGCGCCTCGCGAGGTGTCGACTGTCATTAAGTATGACCGATTTGGTTCTGGGTGATGGAATATCTCTACACCATTTGCTTCGTGTAGAGGAGAACTATATGTTAATTGACCGATTTTCCTTGCATCTATCAACGTATTCGAACTGCCTAAGAAATCACAACAATATTCTTGTTGGAATTGTCTTTCGCTAGTGTTGCGTATTGTCTCAGCGCGCCATTCATCATCTCTACCAGGAACATCATTCCACTGAACATAGTGTGTTGCATATGAATTTTTACCATCTTCAGCATCTTTCCAAATCTTATAAAACATATTCATGCCATTTGGAGTAGATGTAATGATTACTTTTGTCGTTTTACCTGAAGAAATAGTTGGATAAACAGAATTGAAAAAATCTTCTTGTAAGTTATTGGGAACGAATGCAAATTCGTCTAGATACAAACAATTGTGTGAAATGGCATTTTCAGTAATATACGATTCTGTATCCTGAACATTCAACAAATCATAAACATATTCGTGCGAAGATATAGTTTCTA